TCATCGCCTGGCTTTTGCCTGTCCTGTGGCCTCTTCGGTGACCCGCCCCGTGACCGCCGCCAGCGCCATCCGCAAGCATCTGGCATAAGCCGGATCGCCGGGAAACGGTTCCTGCGCCAGCTCGAACCGCCGTGCCGCCCGGTCCAGCGAGCCGTCGCCCCATTGCGGATGACAGCCCCCGGTGGCCCTGGCCTGCCGCCGCGCCCGCGCCGCGCCCTGCAGGATCTGCCGACACAGCGCAGCGCGCCGCGCCTCGGGATGCGCCAGCAAGGCCCGCGCCAGGCTGCGAATATCCTCCCACAACACCGGCTGTTGCATCAGCCCAGCACCCATTCCGTCACCGGCCCGGCGCCATAGCGGGCGGAGATCTGCGCCACCTGCACCACGTCGCCGGGGCTGGTACCATCGCTGGCCTGCGCCGCCGCCGCATAGACCCACGCCGGGGTCGAGACACGCGCGTCCCGCAGCACAGTCGTGCCTGATAGCACCTGCACGCGATACTGCTCGCTTTCCTCGCCCAAGGGCACCTCTTCCAGGTCCCAGCTGTCGCCCTCGATCCGGGTGCGGCGGATCCACTGAAACGCCATGTCATTGCCCAGACTGTCCTGCGTGCGCAGATGCACCGGCGCATAGGGGCGCAGGCCCGCGCCATCAAAGGCCGCCGAGAGCGCCACATAGGACGGGTCGTCATAGGCCCGCCGTGCGGGGCCAACGCGATAGTCGCGCGAGATCCGACGCTGAGAGATCGCAAGATCCAGCTGCTCCACCGCCGCATCCATGAGCACCACGTAAGACCCCACCGGCCAGGCCACCGGCATCCCCCCGTCACTGCCGTATTGGCCACGCAGGCGGTTGCGGATCAGATAGCGGTCGGGCGCGATCAGCTCGGCCTCGGCAAACTGGATCACCTCCCAGGTCTCCGGGCTGCCATCGCCGATCGCCAGCCGATTGGCACCGCCCAGCACCGCAAGGCGCTCCTGACTGTCGAGCGTGCCAGCGATCAGCTCCACCTCGAGATCGGCGCCCCTGTCCCAGCGGCCGAGTGGCCCTGCCAGCAGTTCCGTTCTGGTCACCCCCACGGTGGCGCGGGCGGGCAGCAGCTCTTCCAACGCAAACTCCCCACCAAGGTCAGCACCATAGAGGGCAACCGCCCCCGGCCAATCCCGCGCCGTGGCACAGACATGCGGTGCATGGGGCACCTCGTCGCCGCGCATCAGCGGCAGATCGAGGAACAGCGGCAACACCGGCGTCGGCGCGGCAAAGGCATCATTGCGCGGCAGATCCTCAGGCGTGGCGAGGGGCTGATAGACCACCGGCTCGATCCGCACCGCCTCCAGGATCTGCGCCTCGGCCTGCTCCACCCGGTCCACCCGGTAGCGCGCCGTGCCCTCGCCGTCCTGTCCCGGCAGCTGCACCACATCGCCCGCCGCCACATCCAGCGCCCGCGACGGCGGCAGGGCAAAGCGGGCGGTGTCGCGCGATATCCGCGCCTCCGCCAGCCAGCGTTGAACCACCTGTCTCCCCTCGGCGCGGGTCAAGGCCATCGGCAGGTCATTCTGGCTTACTGCATGGGTGGCTTCATCCGGCAAGACCGCCTCTTCGGCGACCGTATCGTGCGAGCCGCCCCATTCGACAAAGCGCAATCGGACCCGGCCCATCAGCTCCGCCTCGGGCATGCGGCTTTGTTCCTGGTCGCCGTCCATCTCATCCAGCACGGCCAGCCCCTCGGCGGCCAGATCCAGCGCCCCCAGCCCATCGCGCAGACGGAAGAGCAGCTGGCCATCGCGCTCCACCGCGTCAAACCCGTGGCGCAGCATCAGGGGCTGCAAGGCACTGCGCGCCTCCGCCACGTCATAGACCGCATAGCCGCGCACGATGCCCCAGAGCTGACTGACGTCAATTTCCGTCACGCCCGCGTCACGGCAGATCTCCGCCACCACAGAGGCCAGGGTGCGCTGCCCGGCCCGACCATTGAGCCAATGCCCACGGGCGTAATTGTCGCCGTCATCCCAGATCTCCACCCGGTTGGGAAAGGCCGGAAAGGGGCGCGCGTCCCAGGCCCAGACATAGGCGTGGCTCAGGTCCACCATCGCGCCGCCGTATTCGTTTGAGGTCGGGTTATGCGCGCCCTCCTGCCAGTAGATCAGCTGCGCACGCAAGTATTGCTGCTGGATCAGATCATCGCGCAAGCCATTGGAGGCACGCGGCAATTGCGACTCGGAGCTTTTGGGATCGAGAAATTTGTTCGGCTCATTGGTGCCCTTGTCGATCGCCGCACAGCCCAGTTCGGTGAACCAGATCGGTTTCGATTGCGGCACCCAGTTGGTGGCCATCTCAGACCGCACCCCGCCAATGCGGTCGTGATGCGGCAGCGACCACCAGCTATGAATGTCCTTGTTGCGATAGATCCATGGCTCTGCATAGGCGCCATCGGTGATCTCCGTGCGGATCTGCGCCGCGGCGGCCTCGGGCGAGTGGTAATACCAGTCATAGCCCTCGCCGCCCTCGATATTGGCCTTGAGGTAGTCGAGATCATAGATCGCAGGCCAGTCCTGTGCATCGAGATGATCCTCGCCCGCGCGCCAGTCACTGAGCGGCATGTAATTGTCGATTCCGATAAAGTCGATTTCATCATCCGACCACAGCGGGTCAAGGTGAAAGAGATGGTCGCCCTCCGGTGTCTGATAGCCGAAATATTCCGACCAATCCGCCGCATAGCCCAGCTTGACCTCCGCCCCCAAGAGCGCGCGCACCTCAGCCACAAGATCCTTCAGCCCCTGCACAAAAGGAAAGCCGCTCGCGCCCCGGATCTGCGTCAACCCGCGCAGTTCCGACCCGATGCAGAACGCCTCCACGCCGCCCGCCGCTGCACAAAGCGCCGCGTAATGCAGGATAAAACGGCGAAAGCTCCACTCATTGGGACCATGATAGCTCACCTGCCCGCCCGAGATGGTGAAATCACTCGCCTGTGCGGTGCCGAGAAAGCTTGCCACCTGCGCATCCGCCACAGCGCTGCCATCCGGGCTGCCCGCCAGACCCGGCGCCTTTGACAGGGTGATCCGCCCGCGCCATGGCAGCACCGGCTGGGTGTTCGCAGTGCCATAAGGGTCCGGCAGCTCGTTGCCTGCCTGCTGCTCCATCAGGATGAACGGGTAGAACATCACCCGCTTGCCCTGCGCCTTCAGGTGCTGGATGCCCTGCACCACCGCCTGATCCGCCGGGGTGCCACCATAAACGGCTGTGCCGTCGTCCTTGATGACCTCATCCGCACTGGTGCGGTTCAGCCCCGACACCCGCCAGGGCATCGAGCCGTCGGCGAGCTTCTGTTCGACCTTGGGCGCAAGGGTGCAGTCGCCACAGCGCAGGTCATCGCCGAACCAGCACACCACCATGGAGACCGCCTCCGCCTGCGGCAGTTCCGCGTGCAGAGCATTCACCGAAGCCACCAGATCGGTGTCGCCCGAAGGCTGGTTGATATTCGCCGCCTTCTGCGCCCCCGGCCCCTCTTGCAGATAGACCGGCTGGCTGGCCAGGCTGTATTCGCCGGTGCCGGGGATCAGCGCCACGCCGGGCACGATCTGCGCCAGATCCTGTTCGTATGTGTCACCCGAGGGCTGTTCCGCGCGCAGCACCTCGAAGGAGAACTGCGGCACCCGGTTGCCAAAGGGCTCCAGATCGAGGTTTTCAAACACCACATAGGCGGTGCCGCGATAGGCAGGCACTTCGCCCGCGCCCTCCACCGCCTCCATCAGCGGATCGGGCAGCTGGTCGGCAGTGCCGCGATAGACGCTCATGTTGAGGTCAGGGATCGCCACTTCCTCGCCATCCGCCCAGACGCGCGAGATGCGGGTGATCTCGCCTGCGCAGATCGCCACCGCCATCGACAGGCTGTAGGAATAGCTGGTGGTGCTGCGCGACGGCGTGGTGCCCTTGCCGCCCGACGAGGTGGTGCTGGCAGTCTCCACAAATTCCGTGGTCCAGATCACCTGCCCGCCCAGCCGCATGCGGCCATAGACTTGCGCCATCGGCTCACCATCGCTGCCGGTGGTGATGCGAAAGCGGTCGACCTTGCCGGTCTCCACCGCCGCGCTGCCGCTGCCCAGAAGCCGCTCGTCGATGACCCGGCCCAGGGTTGCCCCCACCGCGCGACCGATGATCGCCGTCGACAGCCCCGCCACCGAGCCGCCGATCGCCCCGCCCACGGCAGAGCCCGCCGCTGCCAGAACCAATGTCGCCATGATATGTCCTCCTCAGGGATCTTTCGGGTGGGATCGTTCGGGTGGGGAAGGTCTGCGCCTCAGCCTTCGGGGATCTCAGCCCGCGGGAAAGGCAAAGCGCGCCACGATGCGCCGCGACCAGGCCGGTGTCAGCGCGCTCTCGACCACGCCATGGCCGCTGTAGGCATGGATAAACCTATGCGGCGCGCTTTGCAGGCCGAGGTGTTTGGCCACCGCTCCCTCACGCATGCGAAACAGGATCACCTGCCCCGGCGTGGGATCATCCACGGGCTGCATATGCCGCAGCGCCGCCCGCCACAGGCGTTCCTCGGTGCCGCGTTCGGCCCAGTCGCGCGTGTAGGCGGGCACCGCTTCCGGCTCGGCGCCATAAAGCGCGCACCAGATGCCCCGGATCAGCCCGAGGCAATCACAGCCCGCACCCCGGACCGCGCCCTGATGGCGATAGGGCGTGCCCAGCCACTGCCGCGCCACATTGAGCGCCTCGGTGTCGATGTCGCGGCTCATCGGCGGCTGCCGCCGCTGTTCTGGCCGTTGCGCTTGGGCACCGCGACCATCCAGTCCTCGCCGGGGATGTCGGGAAAGCCCTGAAAGTTCAGCAGATTGTCGAACTTCAGCCGGCAGGTGTTCATGCGTTTGTCGCAACCCGCCGTGAGCCGCACCTGATCGCCCGGCCGGATCTCCGCCCGGATCGGCGCCCACAGCGTAATCTCGCGCCCGGCCCCCTCCACCTGATCGGATCGGATCGGTGCCCAGAGCCCTTCGCCCGCGCCGCTCAGCACCAAAACCCGCCCGCCGGTGAACCAGTCCGGGCCAAAGCCATCCAGCTCGGGCCAGAGGAAATACTGCCCATCCTCAACGCTGTTCACAGCAATATCAATGACATATCCCGCAGTGTTCAGGTCGAACTTGCAAGCGCCATCCCCCAGAACCGCGCTGCAGGGTTTCTGGAACACCCGCCCCAGCGGCTGATTCAACCCTTCGGTGAGGCCACGCAGCTCCGCCTCAAACGCGCCGCCCGCGCGGCGGATCTCACCCAGCGAGCCACGAAACTGCAAGGCGCGCTGAGTGGTATCAGCCCAGTTCACCAGCCAGGCCCGCACCTCGGCCCCGTCATAGCGCCCCGCCTCGATATCCGCCTCGCGCACAGCATCGGAGCTGAGCGCGCCAAGGGCTTCGGAATTGTCCACCGCAAGGCCCGTGCTCTGCATCAGGCTGCGCGCCGTGAGGCCGGTTCCGGCGAGAAAAATCGTGCCGTCAAAGCTCAGATCGCGATCATGATCGGTGAACCCCAGCGTCACACCGTCTTCGCGGGTCACGGCCCAGGCGCGACACACCGTGGTGGCGCCGCTTTTGAGGTGGGTATTCAGTGCATCGCGATCCATCACACCCGCACCTCCAGCACCGGCACATTGGGCGCTTCGCCCGCCTGAAACGAGGCCACCGAGGTCTGGATGCGATCGGTGTCAAAGCGCACCGGCACGTCGAATTCAAACCCGGCCCGGATCTTGCGCCCGATCTCCGGCACATAGGCCAGCGTCACCACGCCGGTGGTCAGGTCGAGGTCATAGTCCACGCCCTCTACCAGCGCCTCATTGTCGATCCCCAGCCGCACGGTGCCCGCCACGGGTTTACTGATCGGGCGCAGATAGTCATGCGGGCCGGAGCGGTAGAGCTTGGCCAGCTGGAACACATTTGTATCACCGTCGCCGGTGGCGATGACCTGATCCTCAAACGTGACATCCTGGCCGGGAATGGCCGAGGCATAGTCGGTCCAGTCCTTCCAGCGAAAGCCGTGCAGCTGCCCCTGACGCGCCTCGAAAAACGCGATGAGCGCGGCAATATCCTCAAGGCTGCGCAGGCCAAGCCCCGCATCATAACGCCGCCGCGCATGCGCCCATGGGGTGTTGCGTTCCTCGTGACCATTGGCCAGCGTCACCACATCGGTGCGCCGCTCCGGCCCGCCAACGGAGCCGAACGAGAGCGTTTCAGGAAAACGAACTTCGTGAAAACTCATGGGCTTACCCCCCTTACCTGTTGCGATTTCCGCGCGCCAGCATGCGGCTCATCTGCGCCGCGATCTGCCCGCGAGAGCGCTGGAACCCGGCCACATCCGGCGTGGAGACATGCATCACCACGGTCGGGGCCTTACCGCCGCCTTGCGTCTTCACCCCGAGGCTGCCGTCCTGACCACGTGCCAGCGGCAGGATCGCCTCCGGCCCCGCTTCGCCCATCAGCCCCATGCCGCCGCGCATCGGGAACTGCGTCGGCGAGGACACCACGCCACCACGCGCAAAGGGCGTCACCTTGCCCTGACTGAAGGCCGCGCCATCGGCGAACGGCAAGATGCCCCCCACCAATGCGCCGATCCCGTCGCTCACCAGCCCGCCGAGGTGATCGGTGACCGGGCGCATGGCGGAGTTGAAGGTGGTGTTGATCATCGTCTTGGCGAGGTTGTTGAACGCATCGCTGAGACTGTCGCCATCCACCACCAGATCCTTCATGGCGCGACGCAGACCCCGGCTGAGGCCGGTCTCGAAATCCGCCGCATCGGCCTGCGTGGCGGCAAAGGCGGCGCGCACCCGGTCCATCTCGGCGGTGAATTGCGCCGCCATCCCGGCGGCATCGCCAAGGCTGTCCTCCAGCGGGCCCGCCTGGCTTTCAAAGTCGGAATCTGTCGTGTTTGCCATGGGTTACTCCGGTTGTCTCAAGTCAGGTGAAGGATCCGGGAACTGCGTCATCAGGTGGGACAGCTGGTCGCGATCCATCGGCGGCTTGGCGGCATCGAGGTTCAGCATCAGCCGCAACTCTGCCGGGGTCAGCTGCCAGAACTCGCGCGGCGTCAGCCGCAGCCCCAGCATCCCGGCGCGCATCAACGCCGGCCAGTCGAGCATTGCGGCAGGGCTCATGTGCCCCCCGCAGGCAGTGCGAAACTCAGCGCCAGCAGCTGTGCTGCGACCTTGGTGGCCTGCATCACGCCGCCTTCAATCTCGGCCTGCGCCAGCTCCTCGCGGCTGATATCAGCCCCACCACCGCGCAGCCCCGCCGCCAGCAAGGCCAGCAGGTCGGACGAGGAAAACCGCCCGGTTTCAAACCGTTGCACCAGGGAGATCAAGTCACCCTCGTCCAGATCAGCCTCCAGTTCCGCCAGCGCGCCGAGCGTCAGCTTCAACACCTGCGGCTGGCCATTCACCACCAGCGTCACTTCGCCTGCATAGGGGTTGGCCATGGCTCACACCGCCGTAAAGGTCAGCGCACCGGCAGAGGCCAGCGACAGCTCATAGGTGGCCTCGCCATTGTGGCTGCCGGCATATTCTAGTGCTGTGACCTGAAACGGCCCCTCGACGGTGCCGAAATCGGGGATCACCACCTGAAACGCCGGGGTCTCGCCGTCAAAGAACAACTGCCGCGCGCGCTCGTCGGTGTCGGCATCGCGGAACACGCCGGAACCGGAGAGGTTCGCCGACCGCACGCCCGCACCGCCCAGCAGCTCGCGCCAGCCGCCGGTACTGTCGAGGCTGGTCACATCGACGCTCTCTGCATTGAAACTGATACGCGTGGCGCGCAGGCCCGCGATGGTGATGAAACTACCGGTGCCGGTCATGTCCACCTTGATCAGGAGATCCTTGCCGTTCTGAGCACTCATGGGTGAAATCCTTCTGTTAACTGTCTGAATTCAAGTCAGGAGTCCTCGAGCCGCGCCGAGAAGCGCAGCGCGATGGAGCGGTCGCCATTGCTCAGGCGCTTGGCGGTGGCACGATCAAACCACAGGCCGATCAGCTGCCCCCGCGCGAGGCTCAGCGGCGCATCGACCAATGCATCGGAGATCGCCGCCGCTGCGCGTTTGGAGGCGCTGAAACCAGCAGCATTGGCCACCACGGTGACGGTAAACCGATGCAGCGCGCCCCCGCCGGAGATGTCGGACCGGTCCCGCACGCTCTCGGTGCCAAGGGTCACATAGAGCCCCGGCAGAGTGCCCGCGGGCAGCATGTCGTAGATCGCGGTGCCAACCTCGGCCGCCAGCGCTGCGTCATTGGTCAGCTGCTGGTAGACGGCGGTCTGCAGGCTGTGAGACAGCGCATAGGTCATGTGGCCAGCTCCTCGGTTGCGAAACAGGTCAGGTAGCGTGCGTCCATGTCGCGCTCTGCCACCGCATCGATCTTGTAAACGCGCGTGCCCTCGCGAAACCGCTGGTCGGGTTTGGGGCGTGCGTTTGATCCCACCGGGGCGGCGCGCAGGGTGATCCGGTAGCGCTGCAGCGAGACGGAAGTGCCGCGTCGGCCGGTCTCCCGGCCCGTCAGCGCGTCCATCTCGGCCCAGTGCAGGCCCAGCTCGACCCAGGTGACATCAACGCCCCCGGCGCCATCGCTGGTGGTCTGCGGATCTTCCAGCCGCAGCGGGCGGTTCAGCCGCGGCGCACTCATGACGGCGCTCCGGCGCGGGCCAGGCTCAACCGCGGCAGGCGGTGACGGTCCAGCAGGCTTGCAACGCCAAAGGGCATGCACCCCGCGTGCAGCGAGGTATCGTCGCGATACTCGTAGTAATGCGCCGCCAGCAGCAACACCGCCTGCGCCAGATCAGCCGGAAGCGCGTCCCATGTCGCGGCCATCCCGGCGGTAAACCGGATCACCACGCCGCCCCCCGCAGGGATCATCGGCCAGACCGCCACCAGCGGCGTCAGGCGCGGGGCATGGGCGTCGGGCGCCAGCGCATAGGTCGCCTCCGGCACCTCCGTCTCCGCGCCGGTCAGATCCACCAGCGCCACTTGCGAGACGGTCGAGACCGGCGCTATCGGCAGCTCGACCACCTCGGGCCAGGCGTTCAGCCGCCACTCATAATCGCGCGTCAGCAGCGCCTTGTTGATACGCGCCTCGATCGCCGCGAGGCTGGCGCGCAAGAAGGCCAGAAGCACCGCGTCCTGCAGGGCGTCCTCGCCAAAGCCGGTGCCCATGCGCAGATGCGCCTTGAAAGCCTCAAGCGGCAACGCGCTGTCGGGCACCGGGGTCAGTTCGTGCAAAATCATGCCGTGTCTCCGCTGGAAGTCTGTTTCCCCGCGCAGGCTGTGCTGCGCCGTCCCCTTGAACGGGCGCGCACCGGGTCTGCCGCTCGGACGGAGGGGAGCAGCTGGACGACAAACCCAGATTGGTGCGCACCCGCCGACGGAACCGGGCTGCCGGCCCCGTCATCCGGGATTAAGCGATCAGCTCACCCCGAATTTCATCAGCTTGATCGCGGCAAAGTCGCTGACGTCGCCGCCCACCCGCTTGGTGGCATAGAACAGCACATGCGGCTTGGCGGAGAACGGGTCCCGCAGGATGCGCAGGTCCGGACGCTCGGCGATGGTGTAGCCGGAGGCAAAATCGCCAAAGGCGATCGACAGGCTTTCGGAGGCCACATCGGGCATGTCCTCGGCCACCAGCACCGGGTAGCCCATCAGCCGCGCAGGCTCGCCCGCCGCGAGACCATCCGACCACAGGAAGCGGCCATCGGCGTCCTTGAGCTTGCGGATCAGGCCGGCGGTCTTGGAGTTCATCACAAAGCTCGCCCCGGCGCGGTAGCGCGCGTCCAGCGCATAGACCAGGTCGATGATCGCATCCGCCGAGCCGATGTCGCCATCGCTGCCGGTTGCCACATAGCCGAGGTTGCCCCAGCTCCAGCTGTCATTGTCCACCGTCGGATGGGTCAGGATGCCCGTGGGCTTGTCGATGCCATCCCCGACGATAAAGCTCTGCGCCTCGGCGCGGGCGAATTTGTTGGCGATGCGCCCCGCCAGCCATCCCTCGATGTCAAAGGCGCTGTCATCCAAGAGCCGTTGCGAGGCCTTGGGCAAGGCCGAAAGCTCGTGCAGCGGGATCACGATACGGTCAATGGACGGCGTGCCGGTTTCCGTGACCGAGCCGGTCTCGGTGGCCCAGCCGGCGCCGACATCGGAATGGTCGATCAGCACATCAAAGCTGGTCGCCTCCACATTCACCACCGAGGCCACGGCGCGGATCGAGGCGGTGGATTGCAGCACCGATTTCACCACATCCGAGGTTTGCGGGTCGACGAGGAAACCGCCATCGGAATTCACCGCGGTGGACATGGCCTTGGTGCCCATGTCGAGGCCGCGAAAGCCCTCCTCGTCGCCATGGCGCAGATAGGCCTGCATGGCCTTCTGATGCGGCGCGCCATCGACCTCGGCCGCCGCCAGATGCGGCCGCGCCGCGGTTTGGGTTTTACGATCCAACATGGTCATACGCTCTTCCGTCTGTTTGAGTTTCTCGGTCACGTCGTCTTGGAACCCCTTGAAATGCTGCACGAATTGCGAAACGGCCTGTTTCACTTCCGTGGCCACATTCTG